CAAAGAATGGTTAGAGGGATGGTCCAGATATCACCAACCTAATTGGAGTCAGTTGGCGTCTGAACTCTTCTCGCTCCATTCTTGCTCTGAATTCCAGAAACCCCGGAAGGTCTACAGCTTCATTCGCCCCTGTTTCCCCTAAACCGAGGGCAGACAATGTACCGAGTACATTCCTGCTCGCGTCTAAACCAAGCATCCTCATGCTTATTTCTAAAGCTCCAACACCATCCGCGCAATAAGACAACAGCCTTAAGTCACGGAGATCGCGTTGCTCTGGGTCAGTGAGGTACTTCGCATAACGTTCAGGGAATACCATCCGTATCACGAGTTCCTGTGGGTCGCGATACTTTAAGCCACCATTCCAACTATGTCCAAGGAACGGCACAGGCTCACCAGAGGGTGCTGACTTCCTCTGTTCCTCTGACAGAGTAAACCCGATTTCTTCTGCGTAACTTGCGAAATCACGTAGATCAACTTTGAAATCGGTTCCAATGACCCCATCATCACCAAGAATGAGACATTCACGTTCGTGAACGCCACGTCCAGCCATACGAATCATGGCATAATTGATGACCATATAATTCACAATCGTACCTATTAGCGACGTGAACCGTGAGCCACTGGGAATACCCTTATGCTTCTGAACGATACATCCCTCAGGAATTGAGAAATCATCGCCATGGAAGTAAAGAGGAGTATGAATGAAGTAGGTAACCATGCGTTGCCAGACAGCATCTTCGTCATCATTCAATTCGATATGAGTACGAAGGATTGAGAACGCTGCACTGATCAACCAACCAGGCACGTTCGCATCGAATCCCGACCAATCAATCGAGGTGATGAAACGTTTCCTTGCCTGAATGTCAGCTATCAAAACTCCCGTTTCGGAAGAGTTGAATCCCATCATTGCTGGGAACTTCCGCTTTAGTTGTTTTGATATCGGGCCCGCAAACGACTCCTCGACCAGATTAACCGAACGAGGGTACATCCCGACAACCCTAACTTTTGGACCAGTTGGCCCGTGCTGAACGCGGTGACCGACCAGAACAGGAGGTGGAACACTGCGGCCCTCGACGATACTGACTGCCCGCTGTAACTCAAGGTCAGCGACGTCACGAGTGGTGCGACAATGAGGCAAGCCGCTATAGCGAGAACCATCCACCCCATGAGTAAGCGCCTCATGTAGCGTAACAGGTATCGCTCCGGCTCGTTTCGAACCAAACGTTCGTAACGCAATTGCGTAGGAATCTTGCCAAGCTCTCGCTCGTCCGATTCTTCCGTGACCCTGACGTGCACGACGAATTCGTCGACTGTCAGATTCGTGTATCCGAGGAGCTTCGCCTGTAAAACGTGGAGCATCACTGGGTCCGGCTGCATTCCCGGGGTGTTCAGATACTCTCCATGCGAGACGTGCGCCTCGTGAGTCGCTACTTCCTTCTTCTCCAGTTCTTGCTGAGTCGGCTCCTTCCGATTCCAAACTTCCACTTGGGCCGTTTCCGGCGGTGCGGGTTTGGGGTACAGCCCGGAGGTGTCTACTTCGGGAACCATCGCCACCAGATCCATTAGATCCGGTTTCTTGTTCTCCCGAACTACGCGCCTGAGCGTCTTCTCTAGATCCCTCGAACGGGTGTGGCGCTGTGCGCCCTCCCCACCGAGCAGCCTTTTCAAGCCACGCGTCTCGGGTCCAGATGGACTTGTTGTCCCTCCAGCCTTGGAGGTCGAATCCGATTTCCTTCGCTCTTCTGAAGGCTCGGGGATCGAGGAACTCATGCTCGTTGCCTCCTTGCTGCCTCCGGATAGACGTGAGCGTCCTAGGCTTAACGAAATACTTACCAAGGTAAGTGAACCCGTTAGCTTCGGTAAGGCTCAAGGCCTTATCCATCATTGGCTTATCCTTGTGATGTATTACGGCTTGTCAGGTCGGCTACCGTAAACCGGCAACTACAAGTATCTCAATAAGAGATGAATTTTCAAATGAATGAAAATAATGTAGGTG